TGCCGATTTTTGCATTTCCCTTTCGGCGTTCGTGGTCGGTGTAGTCAACTACAAACGGGCGGTTTCAATTTTGGGGCAAACACGAAACGAAAAATATTTTAGTTAAATTAAAAAAAGGGGTTGCATTTTGTAGTCAGAGGGTATATAATAACATTAGTTACAAAGATAACAGAAAATTAAACAAGTTTTAGAAAGGTTGGTATCATTATGAACAATGAAATTATGGAAACATTAGAAACGGCAATCACAAAAGCACCTACTTTTGAATTGACCAACAAGAAACTATTATCACACACAAAAGCAATCGAAAAGTTAATGACGGCAACAAAAAGAAATATGTTTGAAATTAGTGCTAGATTGCTAGTTATCAGAAACGAAAATCTATTTGAAAAAGACGGTTTCAAAGACGTTTTTGACTATGCCGAAAAGTTATTTGGTTACAAGAAAAATATGGTTTACAAAATGACAACAACCGCCGAAAAGTTTATTGAAAAAGACGCAACGGGCAAAGAATACGTTTCAATTTTAACACACGAAAACGAAGATTACACGGTTTCACAGTTGATTGAATTAAATTCACTTGAACCCGACACGGCAATAAAACTTGACGAATTAGAAGTTATTTCGCCGAAAATGTTAACGAAAGAAATTCGTGAAGTAGTTAAGGCGTACAAGAATGGTGAAATTGACGAAAACGGCAACTTTGTTTCTAGCAATAGCGAAAGCGAAGAAGAAACAGAAAGCGAAGAAGAAATAGAAAGCGAACCGAAATCAAACGAAGTTGAGAAAGACGAAATAGACGGCACGGCGTTAGCAGTAATTGACGCAATAAAAGATATAGATAATATTTTACAAGATAGCCGTATTATTAGCGATACAATGAAAGTTGCAAAACTTCAAGAAATGAAAAAGTTTCTTGAAAGCATAGAATTATAACAATGGTTTTTCTAGTTGGCTACTTAATTGTAGCCGACTACAAAAATAAATAACTATCAATTTTATATTATTAGAAAGGTGGTAAATGTATTATGACATTTGCAAGCAGATTTAACAAATCAAGAAAGTTCGACGTTGACACAACAAATTTTGAGTATATGAGTTTAGCAGACTTGTATAACAACAATGGAGAAGAAAAGGTTTATCCATTGACTGCAATTTACATCAACACAAAATCAAAGTACGGTAACGCACCCGTTTTCGCTACTGATGAATGTTTCGTTAATGCACCGTCGCATATGTTGGAAACAGTAAACGAAATTTTAGCAGACGAAAACGCCGTTGCCGAAATTAACAACGGCAAGGTTGGTTTTAAGATTTACCCATACCACGCCGACAAGTTCAACCGTGATTGTTTCGGTATTAACTTTGTAGATATGTAAAACGGTAGGGGTGTAACAAGTGACAAGTTGCACCCCGTTTTTATTGTAGTTGACTACAAGAAAGGCAAGGGTTGTTTTATGGGAAATACATTCGGCATAAAAATTACATATACAACAACGGTTGCAAAAGGTTTGAAAAACCACCTTGAAAAAAATATCATAAATGCAATAGAGGGCGATAAAGAAATGAGAAAAGAAATCGCCCGTGTTTTTCAAATGGCAAACCGAAGAATACAGAATGTTGAAAAGTCGGGGGCGTTTTCGCCAGCCGTCGCAAGTTTAGGAAAAGGCGATATAAAAGGCTATTCAAAATTTAGTGTAAAAGGTTTCGGCAATAGTGGTTCAAGTTGGCAAGCATTAAAGAAAGAATATGCAAAAGCCGTTTCTTTTCTCAATCAACCAACATCAACGGCAAGTGGGGCAAAACAGTTTGAAAAACAAGTAAAATCACAAATGAACGTTCCCGACGATTTATGGAAAGGTATTCGGGATAGTGTTCTAGGAAACTACAATAGTGTTTCTAGTGATTTATTACTTGCTTTACCGTATGCCGATTTTATGCAAGATATTTATGATAGGGCTAAAGATAGTTCGGCGGATATGATAGAAAAAGACGCAAAACAAATTGCCGAAGAATTACAAAATAACATTAACCAAACCGCCGACGCAATGGCAACGGCACTTTCTGACGCCGTGGAACAAATGGCGAAAGGGTTCAAGATTGATTTTTAATATAAAGGGGTGTAGTGAATGGCTAGAAAGAGAATTGAATTTAAAGAAGATAGTAAAATATATACACCCCTTGAAATTGAAAAGGTTTTGAAAATAAGTGTAAATGATAGTATGACAATAGGAAATAACAAGGGTGTTTATTATTACAATATCCCGTGTGCTTTTGATATTGAAACAACATCATTCTATATTGACGAAAACGGTCATACAATAGACTACGCCGAAAAAATGAGAAGAAAAAAATTGATACCCGATTACAACCCCGAAAAAAGGGCGATAATGTATGTTTGGCAATTCGGTATAAATGGTAATGTTATAATCGGCAGAACGTGGCAAGAATTTTTCACAATGCTTGACAAAATAGCCGAAATTTTAAGACTTGACGAAAAACGGCGTTTAATGGTTTTTGTGCATAATCTTTCATATGAATTTCAATTTATGTGTAAGTGGGTAAAATGGCACAAAGTTTTTTCCATTGATTTACGAAAACCGATTTATGCAATAACAGAAAATTTTATTGAATTTCGTTGTTCTTATTTGTTATCGGGTTACAGTTTGGCGAACCTATCAAACCAACTTTTGAAATACAAGGTTAATAAAATGGTAGGCGATTTAGATTATAGTTTAATGAGAAATAGCAAAACCGAACTATCAGAAAAAGAAATTGCCTATTGTGTGAATGATGTTCGGGTTGTTATGGCATACATACAAGAAAAGATTGAAAATGAAAGAGGGTTGACAAATTTACCGATTACAAAAACGGGTTACGTTAGGCAATGCTGCAAAAAGAATTGTCTGTATCTTCCTAACAGTCACAAAAGAAATATGAACTATTTTCGACGTATTCACGATTTAACTATTTCAAATATGAATGAATTTAATTTATTGCAACGTGCTTTTTGTGGTGGTTTTACACACGCAAATGCCCGTTATGTTGATGATATTATTCCCGAAGTCGGTTCATATGACTTTACAAGTAGTTACCCTTATGTTATGGTTTCTGAAAAGTTCCCTATGTCAAGGGGTGTGAAAGTTGAACTAAAATCAAAAGACGATTTTCTTTTATATATGAATGATTATTTGTGTGTATTTGATGTTACTTTCACAAACCTAATTTGTAAAGAGGTAAACGAAAACCCTCTTTCTGTTTCAAAGTGTTGGGAAAAATCAAACGTTGTTGAAAATAACGGGCGTGTTGTTACCGCTGATTATGTTTGCACCACAATAACAAACATTGATTATAATACTTTTGAAATGTTTTATAGTTGGGATAGCATAACCATTTCAAATTTTTATGTTTACACAAAACAATATTTACCTACTGAACTAGTGAAAAGTATTCTTGATTTATACGAAAACAAAACAGTTTTGAAAGGTGTTGAGGGTAAAGAAATAGAATATTTGAAAAGTAAAGAAATGATTAATGCGGTTTATGGTATGAGTGTAACCAACCCATTACGTGACGAATATATTTTTGACGGCGAACAATGGGGAACGGTAGAAAGCAACCCCGTAGAATTGTTTGATATGTTGGTTAAATACAACGAAAGCAAAAACAGATTTTTATATTATATATGGGGTATCTTTGTAACGGCATACGCAAGGCGAAACTTATTCACGGGAATTTATGCAGTACAAGACGATTATATTTATAGTGATACTGATAGTATTAAATTGAAAAACTATGAAAAACACAAAGACTATTTCGACGGCTACAATAAAATAGTTGAAATAAAGTTGAAAAAGGCGTGTGAGTATCACAACATAGATTTTGAAAAAGTGCAACCGAAAACGAAAGAGGGAAAAACAAAACGTTTAGGCGTTTGGGATTTTGAGGGTGTTTATACACACTTCAAAACATTAGGTGCAAAACGTTATATGGTACACAAAGAAAAGGCAATAAAAATTGACGGCGAATACTATCCCATTTCAATAACTGTTTCGGGTGTAAATAAATTCAAAGCGATACCCTATTTATTGAACGATTTAGCAAGGGGCGATATTATGAAAGCATTTGACAACTTTAATGACGGCTTACACGTACCGCCCGAAAATTCGGGGAAAAATCTTCACAATTATATTGACGAACCAAAACAAGGGGAATTAACAGACTATCAAGGAAACACGGCATATTATTTTGAATTGTCAGCAGTACACCTTGAACCGACAAGTTATGATTTATCACTGGCGAAATTATACACCGATTATTTGAAAGGTGTTAAAACTGAAAAGATTTAATATTATACGGCTATAATGTTTCACTTGAAACATTGCAGCCAACTACAAAAAGAAAGGTTGTGTTATTATGGCAAAAAAGAAAGCAAAACAAGAAGAATTAAAGTATTATTCACTTGACAAAATTCTTGAAAAAAACGCCGATTACAATATTATTTTCGGGGAACGTTCAAACGGTAAAACATACGCAAGTCTTGAATATGGAATAAAACAGTTTGTTGAAAGTGGTTATAATAATCAAACCGCAATCGTTAGGCGTTGGAAAGAAGATATAAAGGGCAAACGTGCCGAAACTCTTTACAATGCCCTTGAAAGTAACGGGCGTATTTCAGAATTAACAAACGGGGAATACACCGAAGTATATTATTTTAACGGGAAATATTATCTTTCAAATTATGATGATAATATCAAAAAACACGTACCATTCACAAAACCACTTGCATATACTTTCGCATTGTCGGAAATGGAACACGATAAAAGTACAAGTTACCCCGATATTACAACAATCATTTTCGACGAATTTTTAACAAGGCGTTATTATTTACCCGACGAATTTATTTTGTTTATGAATGTATTATCAACAATCATTCGACAAAGAAACAATGTTAAAATTTTTATGTTGGGTAATACAGTCAATAAATATTCGCCGTACTTTGCTGAAATGGGATTGAAACACATTCCACAAATGGAACAAGGAACAATAGATATATACCAGTTTGGAAAAGGACAACTCACAATAGCGGTTGAATATGCCGACACAATCAGCAAGAACAAAGAAAGCAATAAATATTTCTGTTTTGATGATAGCGAAAGTGTTCAAATGATTATCAACGGGGCGTGGGAAATGGCTATATATCCCCATTTAACAACACGTTTTGAACAGAAAGATATTGTTTTCACGTACTTTATTGAGTTTAGCGGTAATGTGTTACAATGTGAAATTGTGTGTAAAGATAACGAATACTTTACATATATTCACGAAAAAACAACCCCGATTAAAAACCCCGACACCGATTTAATTTATAGCCTACATCACAACGAAAAGAAAAACTATAAACGGCGTTTACTTGCAACAACTACACCGTTAGAAACAAAGATTGCTAGATTTTACGCATTAGAAAAAGTTTTCTTTCAGTCAAACGAAGTCGGGGAAATTGTACGAAATTATATATTACAATCGCAAAAATCACAATTTGCAAAAATTTAGTTGACAAATAGGAAAAATGGGTATATTATTCTAGTTGAAACAAGTTGACACGGTTTTATAAGAAAGGCGAAATAATGGATTTAAACACAATAACTCAAATTATTTCAAGTGTTGGCTTTCCTATTGCTATGTGTATTTATGTAATGTATGCAATGCAGAAACAAACAGAAAGCCACAAAACAGAAATTGACGAACTACGAAAGACAATCGAAAATAATACGGTTGCAATCGTCAAGTTAGTTGAGAAACTAGACAAGTAGAAAAGGGGGTTAAACAATGGCGAAAAAGTCTATAACATACGATTTAGCACAAAAATATGTAAAAGACAAAGACACGGCTATAAATAGTTTCATAGAAACAAGCCTTGACAAAACACAACAGATTTTCGCCTATGATAGTTTACCCGAAACCATACCGCAAGAAGAATTAGAAAATATTCTTCAAACAAAAGGGCATTGTATAATAGCAGAGGTTGACGGCAAGTTATACGCCCTTTCGGGTGGTTTTAGTGGGGAAGTTGACGAATATAACAACCCAACACAATACACCGTTTCAAACGTGGCGTTGAAGTTATCGAAAACTTTCACAATCGGGGTTGACTGTATTCTAATAAAAAATGACTATCATAAAAGCGGTATGTTGCCGATTTTACAGAAATACGGCGTGTTGTTGGTAGATAGTGAAATTTCACTAAATACCGCTAGTATTCTTTCAAGAATTACAATGTTAATTTCAGCACCCGACGATAAAACGAAAGCAAGTGCTGATTTATTCATTCAAAAGATTTTGAACGGCGATTTTTCAGTTATCGGCGAAAATGGATTTTTCGACGGTGTGAAACTTCAAACCGCTAGTACAACAAACAGTAATTACATTACACAACTTATTGAGTTGATACAGTATTACAAGGCTAGTTTCTTGAATGAAATCGGGTTGCAAGCAAACTACAATATGAAACGTGAAAGACTTTCAGAAAGTGAAATCTTGTTAAACGTTGACAACCTTTTGCCGTTAATTGAAAATATGTATTCAGAACGTAAAAAGGCAGTAGAAAAAGTAAACAAAATGTTTGGTACTGAAATTGTAGTTGACTATAACGGCGTATGGAAAACAACACACGAACACGCCGACAAAGAAGAAGTTGCAACCGATACAGTAACCGAAGACGAACTAGAAACGGTGGAAACAGAAACCGAAACAACCGAAACAGACGAAACAGACGAAACGGCGGTTGAAACCGAAGAAACGGAAACAGAAACCGAAGAAACCGAAGAAACAGAAACAGAAACAGACGAAACGGAAACAGAAACAAAAGAAACCGACGAAACCGAAGAAACAGACGAAACGGGCGAAGAAACAACGGTTGAAGACGAAACAGAGGTTGAAGAAGACGAAAAGAAAAAAACTTCTTAAAATCTATTTAGGAAACTTCTTTTATATTGTATATGTAAAGTGGTTTTCAAAACACAAATGCAAACATTTATGTATAACTTGCCCGTATAAACACGAATGTTTTCAAGAATTATATTATGAAAGGGGTTCGGAAAATGGAAAAAGTAAACGAAATTATTTCACTTGAAAATAGTTTTTTCGGTACAATGAAAGCCGACTATGAAACACTTTATACAAAGTTGTTCGGCGAAATTGAAACTAGTGATATGGATATGAATTTGCTAGTTCAATGTGGCAATAGATATTGTTCCCCGTTGTTATCTCATTACCCTATGAAAAAAGTTGTTTCGTTTATTGTGAACAAATACGGCGAAAGTTGGGAACGTATCAAGGAAACACTTTCACTTGATTATGATGTTTTGAAACCGTATTCAAACACAACAACAACCGAAAGCACCAAAACCGCAAACAGTACCAACATCGGAACAAGTGAAGAAACAAACGGTATTGTCGGTTTTGATAGTGAAACTATAACAGATAGTGACACAACCCACGCAACAAGTAACAACAGTACAGACGAAACACAAACAGACAACACAACCGTTATAAACGGGGGAAATTTAGGGAGTAGAACCAACGCCGATTTAATTGCAAATGAAATTGAAATGCGAAAAGTTAGTTTCATTTCGTTAGCATTAAATGATATACAGTCACAATTAACATTAGATATTTATTAAAAGAAAGTAGAGGTAAACAATTATGAAAGTAAATCAGATTTATGAAATTATGAACTCCGTAACAAGTCAGGTTTTAGGTAAAACCGATTTAGTAGCCGAAGATTTATCCAACATTGTAGACGTTGGAAACGAACTGTTATCAAATACAAGTGTTGATAACTATGTGAAAACATTAGTTGACCGTATTGGAAAAGTTATTTTCGTTTCACGCCCTTATAGTGGAAACGTTCCTAGTGTGTTAATGGATAGTTGGGATTTTGGTTCAGTAGTTCAGAAAATCAACGCCGAACTTCCCGACGCAGCAGAAAATAAAAGTTGGGATTTAACCGACGGTACAGACTATTCTCCAAACGTATTTTATAAACCCGAAGTTTCTGTTAAATTCTTCAATAACAAATCAACATTTGAGATTGATATGAGTTTCACAGAAAAGCAGATAAAAGAAAGTTTCACAAGTGCCGTTGAAATCAATTCTTTCTTGACTATGCTTTACAATGCCGTTGAAAAGTCTTTCACGGTAAAGGTTGACGGTTTAATTATGAGAACTATTAACAATATGATTGGGGAAACTCTTTCAGCAGATAAAATGGGAATTAAGGCGGTAAACTTGTTAAAGAACTACAATGAAAAGTTTGGTACAAATTTAACCGCAAGTAAGGCAATCACAGATAAAGAGTTTATTCGTTATGCAAGTATGACAATGGCGTTATACATTGACAGACTATCAAGAATATCAACCCTTTTCAATATCGGCGGTAAAGATAGATTTACAAGTGCGGATATGTTGCACGTGGTAATGTTGGCAGACTTCAAAGCAAGTGCAAACAGTTATTTACAGTCAGACACATTCCACAATGAATATACAAAGTTACCAAACGCCGAAACCGTACCATATTGGCAAGGTTCGGGAACTGATTACAGTTTTGAAAAAGTTTCAGCAATTAACGTTAAAACTTCAACGGGTGCAACAGTTTCAAAGAGTGGTATTCTTGCCGTAATGTTTGACCGTGACGCCGTGGGTGTTTCAAACCTTGAAAAACGTGTTACAACAAACTACAACCCGAAAGCAGAATTTTATAACAACTTCTTCAAATTAGAATGTGGTGCGTTCAATGACTTAAACGAAAACTTTGTTGTATTCTATGTTGAAGACGTAGCAACAGAATAAAATAATAAGGGCGGTAACGGTAAAATTGCCGTTGCCGTCTTTTTGTAGTCAACTACAAAGAAAGGGGCAAACAATGGAAATAATTTTTTATAATACTTCAAGTGAAAATAACCGCATAGGAAAAGTATTGAAGAATGAAAAAACTTTAAAGGGTACTTTCAAAAATGCGGTTGATTTATCCAACCCCGTTATTGTTGTAAATACCGACTTGTTAAATTTTAACTATTGTTATATACCCGAACTAAACCGTTATTACTTTATCAATAAAATTGAAATTACCCGAACTAATTTATATACAGTTTCTTTACATATTGATGTTTTGGAAACATACAAAGAGGGTATAAAGAAATTACAATGTATTGTGAGTAATTCAACGGGAAACCCGTATTTTAACGGGTACGCAAACGGGGTTGATGTTAGAACCGACTACAACACGCAATTTTTTGAAAACAACTTTGAAGAAAACGGCGAAATTGTTCTAGTTGCTTTATATGGTAAAGAAAGGGTGTGAAAATAAATGGCTACATTTCAAAGAAGTTTAACAAATTGTACTTGCAATATTGCAAACTATACAGTTTTTACCACAAACGAACCGAAAGAAATAACAATAACGGCAAATGACGGCTATATATTTGAAACCGCCCCAACTATGAACAATACAAATTGGGTATTAGATATTTCAACAACCGATAATAAAGTTTATTCGGGAACACTAACCGCTACTAGCAGTAAGCAAGGGAAACTAACCGCAACGGCAGTTGAATCAAGTGCAGAGGTTATAAAGTATACAATAGATACAGAAATAACAAATGCGACAACAAACCTTTTACCCGAAACAGAATATGTAAACGGCGATATTGTTCATATAGAAGTTGTTGCAAATGACGGCTATTATTTTGCAACTACCCCGACGGTTAGTTATAGTATTAAAGGTGTACCACAAACAAAAGTATTTAATAGCGACGAAACGGGCGATTATAAAACAACTTTCTATTATGATTTAGAAATTAGTGATAGTATGTCAACGGTTAATGGTATTACAGTAAAAGCCGACGGGCAAGTTATACCACAAGTTGACAAATACGGTATTATTACAATGTATAACCCAACACCAACCGAACTAAAGCAAATAGGCGAAACCCGTTATATGAATGATGTTGATTTAGGCAACTATATTTCAAACTTGATAAAAGTTTATGTAAAAATACCACAAGGCAATAAAGCAACTGTTTTATTAGGCGGTTACAATACGGGCGTTGAAAGTAATGTTATAGTTACGGATATTATAGAAACTGATTGCGGTTCGGTTGAAATTGTAGGTAACTACAATAATGCTATGGACTACGAAAACACAACCGTTGAAATGTATTTGCCTTTTGTTGGTTTTGTTCAACTTGATACCGTTAAAGTTATGAATGAAACTTTGAAACTCATTTACAAAACAAACGTTATTAACGGCGATACAATAGCGTGTTTGTATAATACAACGGGTACTTTGTTATATACCTACAACACAACGGCAAGTTTTGAAATACCATATAAACTAAACACCAACAACGAACCACAAGGGCAATTAAAAGTTAATAGCAATTATTTGTTTGGTTTTACCCCATTTATAACGGTACGTTATAACAAGGCGTTAAATAGTTCAAATGTTGTTGCGAATGATGATAGATTGACAACGTTAGAAAACGAAAGCGGTTTTGTTCGTTGTAGTGAAGTTTTCAACACAATAAACGCAACAACAAACGAAAAAGAAGAAATAGAAACATTATTGAAAGGTGGCGTTATTTTATGACAAACAATGAATTTATTGAAACAATCGGGGCGTTGATACAAAAACACTCATTTGCTAACGGGTATAAATACCCGTCGGCAATTATAGGGCAAGCCATTTTAGAAAGTGGGTGGGGTAAATCTTTACTTGCTAGTAAATATCACAATTATTTCGGTTTGAAATGTGGTAGTTCGTGGCGTGGTAAATCTGTTAATATGACAACAAAAGAAGAATATACACGGGGTACACTTACAAATATTCGTGACAATTTCAGAGTGTTTGACACAATGGAAGATGGCATAAAAGGTTACTTTGAATTTATTAGTTATTCACGTTATAGCAACTTAAAGAGTGCAACAAGTTCAAAGAACTATTTACAGTTAATCAAAAGTGACGGTTACGCCACAAGTTCAACATATGTTGATAATGTTTATAATGTTGTTACAAAATACAACTTGACAAGGTTTGACAAAGAAAGGGTTGATAATATGACAAATGCAGATATTAAGAAACATTTAAGCGGTAACGAAATTATAAAGTTACTTGCAAAAGAAGTTATTAACGGCGGTTATGGTAACGGCAACGAAAGAAAAGAACGTTTAGGTTGTTTGTATTCGTTAGTTCAAAAAGAAGTTAATAAAATGGTATAATGTGGATAATGTGAATAACTATGTTGATAACTTTTAACCGTGTTACTTTTGTAGCACGGTTTTTTCTATTGCCCCAAAATTGAAACCGCCCGTTTGTAGTTGACTACACCGACCACGAACGCCGAAAGGGAAATGCAAAAATCGGCAGAGGT